TTTGCATTGCCACCTATTTTTTCATTTACCTTTGCCAGCACATCTGCAAGCATTTCATCAGCGGCACCTTTGCCATATATTCCGGCAACACCATCAAACATTTTATTTGTGGCATAGTTCAAAGCTGCTTTTACCGAACCATAGGTTAATTGCTGTTCAAGGCTTGCTCCATCTTCCTGAGCTTCTCCTGCGGCATCGCCAAACGCTCTAGCAGCCTGAATGCCCAAAGCGTTCATACCTAATGCTGAACCAAGTACGGCATCTCCGGCAAGCTGCATTGCGCCTGTACCGACATCCACTAAAAAGCTTCCTACCAACCCAGTGCCTTGTTTTGCTTTCGCTGAATATTCTGCGGAGCTTTCCTGTAGGTCTTTCTGTAAGTCCGTTGTGGCATCGGTCGCTTTTTGCTGAACATCTTCATTTACTACCTTTGCCATAGCATCATATTTGCTCTGTGCATCATCAAGAAGATACTTTGCAGATTTTACATTAGCATTTTCTGTGTCTCCATTGGCTTCTTCTAACTCTGCATTATAATCCCTTGTTGCCCGCTCTAAATCTGCCTTGTACTGGTCAAGATATTCTTGGTTTCGACTAGTTCTTGCTTCCTGCCCGGCTTCATATAGTACCCTCGCCCCGCCGGTATAGCTTGCAGCTTCTCCTGTTGCGGTAGACTTCATCATGTTCTTGATTCTGTCCAAAAACGATGTATACTCGCCTGTCCCCTCTGCATCAGCTATCTGCTGTTTTACAGCGGCTATTTGCTGGTCATAGTTATTTGCTTCCTCTGTGGAGGTTGCAGCTTTTCTGGCGTTGTTCAGATATGTAAGCTGCTGATTAAGCTTAGTGGTATTCTTGCTGTCTACAACATCTTGTGCATTGTCAACAGCCTGCTGGTCAAGATACCCTCTTAGTATGTTGTTACTGTTTAATACCTTTGCTTGTGGCAAGCTCTCAGTATTTAAAGTAACCTTGCGTGTAGCACTTGAATTGGCAGTATTGGAGTTATTGGAGGAAGAACCGCCGGAGGTAGCAGTTGTCACTGGTGTAGTGCCGTTGTTTGTCTGAGAAACTGCGTTCTTGTGCGCTTCTTGAATGCTTTGCCCGGCCTGTCGGTTTTCTTTAAAAGCTGCTTCGACATTTTTATATTCTTGTGACCATGGATTAAGCCCCATTTGTTTCCTCCTTAATCTTAATTAAGAGCGTTTATAAAATACTCATTAACGTCTGCATTCGGGTTAGCAGCCGAATAATATTTCCAGTTGTTAAGTGCATTAAGGTAAGCGCTTCCACCATCGTTATTGCCTGAGCTAGTTGTAACAATTCTGTTTCCGTTTGAATCTAATCCGTCATTTATTGGCAAATTGTTTTTAAGGTTGTTATACTGGTCTTTGGTTATACTGCCTGTCATGTATGCAAGGTCAGGATTCTGTGCTTGCCAAATAGCAAGCATATTGTCTGCCTGTTCTTGACCATACAAAGTAGCATAGCCGGAGAAGTCGCCAAACTGTGCCAAAATCTGAGCATTTTGCAGATTGCGTTCCTCTGCATTGTTATACTCGTCCAGCAGTGCCGCCGCCCTCTGATAATCGTTCTGAGCAATTGCAGACTGTATATCTGCTCTATACTGTGTGGTAAGGTCATTGATACCTTTTTCGGCTTCTGTCTCTGCTTCTGCCTGAGATTTATTTAGGCCTGCATAATCGCTCTGGTAGTTACTAGCCAGCGCTAGGGCTTGCTGTGAACCTGTGCCGGTGTTGATACCGTTTCCGGCTGCTTGCTGATTAAGGTTATAGCGGTTACGTTCATACTGTGTAGCAAGGTTATTACCCTGTGTCTGATATGTTCCGGCTATCTTATCTGCCGCCGCCTGTGCATCACTTACATTCTGGTTATATGCCGCTTCCAGCTCGGATTTTGTCTGGTTTATCTGGGAATCATACATTTGATTTATAGCATCGGTTCTCGCCGTGCTATAAGCATCGCCGGATATACTCTGCGTTGTGCTGGATGTGGTAGTTGCAGTATCAGTAGTTGCAGTACTTCCCCCGGTATCGCCGGAGGAAGTATTATTAGTTACATTCTGATTGTATGCTTTTTCAAGCTCTTCTGTATTGGTTGCCATATATTAGTCCCCTTTCAGCAGTTTTGCCCATGTCTGGCCGCCCACTTCGCCATCGGTTGTCAGCCCAAAGTCAGCCTGAAAGCCCATGACCGCACGCTTGGTTAACTCGTCGAAAGTGCCGCTGACTTTACCGGTGAAATAGCCATAGCCAGCCAAAAGCAGCTGAATGGTCTGAACCTGAGTGTTTGTCATACCTTGCCGCATGAGGCCAAGCTCCACGTCGTAGCTCACGTCAGGAGCAGTAATTGTTCCAGTGGAGGCGACTGCTGTCTCGGTTCCCCAAGTGCCAACGCAAGCGTACCATGCTTGGGCAAACTTAGTACGGGCGGCAATATTGTTGACTGCCGGGCGCTCGTACTGGGTACAAATAATGCCTGCCACTGTACCGATGTCGGTGCCAGCGCACATTAAATTCCAGACTGTTGAGTAGCTCTCTTTCAGCTCCTTGATGCAGAATTTAGCCTGCGTAACCGTGTCTCCTATGGATGCGCCAAGGCTCTGCGCATAGGCAAGCAGCGCCTGCTTGCGGGTCTTGTATGTCCACTGGCACAGCCCATAGCCTACACTGTCGGTAACGAACTCGGTGTATGTACCGTTGTCAACTCCGGCTGTGTAGTCCTCGTCCGACAGTGAGGTCATACCGTCCTGCGCATTGTTAGCTCTCAGAGCGGACTCTGCCTGCATGTTGCCCAGCATAGCACAGGCACCTACCGGGTTGCAGCCGTTTGAAATCAAAAGAGAATAAATCAGTTTAGCGGTTGTCTCTTGCTCTGTCATTTATCCTATCCCTCCAATGTCTAAAATAAAATTTTAGGATGTAAAAAACCTGCTCTGTGTATGATGGTTTGCGGTAAGCCATAGCTTAATCCTCCTCAATCAGCCCTGACAGGCTCTTCTCGTCGTCATCCATTACAGCAGACCGCCATCACTGTCGGCGTTCTCACCATAGGTAGTAGCCACCAGTTCGGTCAGTTCGGTGTATTCGTCTACAGTCAGTCTGCCCACGGCGAAGAACACGTCCAGCTTAACCTGTGCGTCCTCGCTGGTCTTATAAAATTTTCGCTCAATCAGTCGCTTCATTGCGTTATACATTCTCTATCCCCTCCATGTCCATGCTGTAAATATCCTCTATCATTGCCGCTATAGTCTCATCAGCCTCGGCCTGTCCCCGCTCATAGGCGGCCTGAGCCGTGGCCAGCTCACCATAGCTCTTCCATGGGCTGATCATCCGCCCGGCAAACACCACTCCGTCCGCGCGTGTCCAGCTCTCGCCCTCCGGCACATACCTGTAGCCCTCTATGTACTCCTTGCACCTGCCGTCAAAAAAATCAGTCTCAATTTCTCTGTAATCGTCCTTATTTGATAGATGGATTCTAAAATCCTTATCAATATATACTTTCATATTCATTGGCGTACCGAAAGATTAAAATCTTACAGTGAGCCATAGACCTCCTTAACAGCTATTGTGCCAGCATTTTTGTTGCTGTTCGTTATACATATCCCCACATAATAGCTTTCATTGTATGCTGTAACATCAACATTAAATACATTAAATTCGTCAGTACTTAACGCAGGGGTCTGTGTTGCAACCCAGCAATTATAATTGTTCGCTACAGGCTCGCTGCTGGCGATGCCTACTTTCAAGTAGGTATCTGTGCTTGGCATGTCGCCTTTCATGGTGAAGTATAATGTATTAATATCATTTAGCGGGACTGGGTTCACAGTATAGATTGTGTTACCGGAAGCCCAGCCCTGAACCATAGTGACTTGCTCGGCATCAAATGTAATGCTGCCGTTTTTGCTTTCCACTAATTTTGCCCAGCCCCCGGTAACCTCATCGCATGTATCACCGGCGTTATAGTAGTAAGTATAATAATTTAGCTTAACAGCTTGAGTGCTATCGCTCTCCACCGCTATGTCCCTGCTGGTCGTGCGCTGTCCGTCAGTGCAGCTGACTGTCCAGTCCCCTGCCGCCACATTGAACAGCGCCTTGCCGCTGGTGTCTCTGGCCTTGTAGGTCTTGTAACCATTGCTAACTGTGCAAACACTGCCCTCCGGATAAGTGACCGCAATGATTGCGGTCAATCGTCCGCTTCCGCTGCCCGCGTTTGTTCGTCCAATCATTTACAGTTCCTCCAGTTATAAATACTCGTACTTCCCACCTCTTTTTAATTACTGCATTAGTTCTAACAGTTCCTTGTATTCGGCCTCCGTCAGCCGTCCGGCGGCGAAGAAAACGTCCAGTTTGTCCTTGTAGGCTTCCAGTTTTTCAGTCTGCCCGTTGACTTTATACTGCGTTATCAATCGCTTGCTCAGTTTATATGTCATGCTCACACCTCCCCGCTAAGTAGTTCCAGCATGCACAGCCGCTCCTCTTGGTCTGCCAAAAATTCCAGCATGTCCGTGTCTGTAATCTCAATTTCTGTTGGCTGGGCTGCTTCCAGCTCTGCTCTATCGTTCTCAATTTCTGCCTCAGTGCGCTTGACTACTTGTCCACTTACAAATTTCAGGAATGGTATGCCATCAATTGTAAAAATGTCCACTGGGATTATCTCATCCGTTTTGTACCATCCAGTGTTACCCGTCATATCATTTGGATTCCAGCCGATTATCCGATTTTTGCTGTCTAAATATATATACATATTTTACCTCCAATTAAGCGAGCAAGAAGCAGAGCAGAAGGCTAACCCACTGGTGGCTGGCTAAATCGCGGGTGCTATTGCCGTCACCGTAGGTAACAGAAAAGGCAGTGGTACTGACAGCAGACTCCAACCACCAGCTGGCCCGTGAACCTTTGTCGCCGTTACGCTTAATGATGTGCTTTGAGCTTCCGGCAAAGATTGGCCATTGGTTATACTCAATGCCTCCGCTGAAAGAGCTTGTCTGCCATATTGCACTGCCGTGGCTCTCACGCTCTGTGAGCAAGAATAGCTTTCCACGGTCGTACCACGTCCAGCCTGTAGGTGAACCTTTTCCGGCTGCCATGTCAGGCAAAATAGCTCTCATGCCCTTGCCGTTCTTTCCGGCGTAGATATACTTACCAATGTCGGTGTCCTCGACAAGCTTGACAATGCCGCTGTCAGGGTCATTAAGAGTTGCGTAGAGCGCAGAGCCAAGCCAAGGATTCTTCTGGCTGCTGTCATACCATACGCTGTCAGCGCACCTCATTTGATACATGCCGGGCAGGCAGTCACGAGAGACAAGCACCACATGGGGTACAGACAACTCAACGTCTCCTGTGTGGATATACGGATTGATGGCAGCAACCTCCAAGTTAACGGTTGCCTTTATACTCTTGGCATAACCGACTGAACAACTGTCGTAGGGGACGTAATAAGTAACGCTGTTGCTGGTGAACTTCACAGCAGTGGCGCTCTGGTAATCGCCGGAGATGGCCGACGTGGTAGTTCCGGCGGAAGTGGTTAGGCCGGTATCTGAGTAGTACTCAGTTCCGGCTGGGATTGTAAACTTTGCAAAATCCTTGAATGTGCCATCCAGGGTGATGGGATAGTAGTCACCAATTTCGATGTCTGCGAAATCGCCAGCCGCAACAAGGTTGTGCAGCTCCTCAGCCGTGTACTTCTTGGACAAGTCCTCACCAGCGTAAGAATAAATCTTTGCTGCGGATGCTGAGGCTTTTTGCTTTAAAACATTGTCTACTTCGGTCTTGGTGTAGGTATCGGCCTTGTCAGCCTTTTCTTCCAACTCAGGCTTCACGGCTTCCTCAACCTTTGCTGTTACGTCCGCTATGTCAGCATCGGTAAAGTAGTCCACGCCTTTTACAGGGGTGTGTCCATCGCTTCCCCGCTCACCCTGCGCGCCGGTGTCGCCCTTGTCGCCTTTTTCACCCTGTGCGCCGGTGTCGCCTTTGTCACCCTTGATAAATGCTGTACCTATATTCACGTCTACTTCACTTATGCTTGGAATGTCTGCATTAATAGGTAAACTCATTTTTATATCTCCTTAGTATCATCACTGCTTTGCACATATATTTCGCCTTTTTTTTACTGTGCCACGAATTCCGCCCCCGTTGAATTTTGGCCGAATAATAATTGAATTTCGTCCAGCTGATAAGCTAAAGGTTTCCGATTGAGTAATTGGAACTTGAAATGCGTTACCATCAAAATAAATATCCCCATTAGGATATTCTTTGCTAATGGAGCCGCCAATGGTAACTCGTAACACCTCTATGTTTTTTATATTTACAGTTGTGCCATTGTTAGTTATTGTAATGGGGATTGTTAATTCGTCACCTTGAAGAATTGTAAGCATCGTTTATCCCTCCCATTACGCAAGCGGTATACAGTAAATTGTAGGAATTGTTATGTCCTCTTCCGGGATTTCGCTTGCATATATATACACTCCGTTTTCATAGGCTATTGTTACTGTGCAAAAAATACCACGGCTAACATCAGCAGGAGAAAAAACGACATCAACAGTAAAATTTTCTGTCACTTCTGAGCACTCTATAGCTGCTTTATATGGAAAATCTTCAAATGTAGTATCAGCTTCCCATGCAGAAACGGGAACAATTACATCAGAGAAGCCCAAAATTTTAACGTCTGAACCTAGTTTTGCTCTTGAAATTGCAGAATCGGCTATTTTGGAGTTTGTCACAGCGTTTAATGCTAGTTTTAGTGCTGTAACCGTTAAATCCTCTAGCTGATTCCCTGTCAAAGAGTTGTCTTTAACATTGCTAGCTGTAATAGTTTTTTTCTTTATAAGCTCGCTGGTAACAGCCTCCTTTGCTAATTTCTCTGATGTAACAGCTTTATCGGCTAATTTCTCTGATGTAACAGCTTTATCGGCTAATTTCTCTGAGTTAACTGCATTATCCGCCAATTCATCACTGCCAACAGCTTCAAGGGCTATCTTTACAGCAACAATGCTCCTGTCTGGTATGTTTCCAAGAGCCGCATTATTGATTTGCTCTTTCAGTGCAACAAGCGCTTCTTGTACGGTATAAATGTCAGGTACACCGGGAATTTCAGAAACGCTTATGTTTTCTGCGCCACCGTTGTCTAGCCCTGCTAACAATACATTGTTTATATAGTTCTGGATGATAAGGGCTGCTTCATCGAACTTGGCTTTTAGCTCTGTGGAGGACAAGCCACCCACATCGTTTGGTTCATCATCCAATTTAGATATAATATTTAAATCATCTTCAAATTTTGGAAGTGACATTGTTCCTCCTTACTTTGCTGAGCCTGTATATCTGACTTTTATATCAGCCGCCAGCAATGTTATTGTTGTATTTGCTGTGTTTGTCTCAAAAATAAGCTTATAGAACACAAATTTCTTTGCTTTTATTTTTAGCCGTGTCATAAATGGCTTACGGTTTACTTTGAAACTCCACCGGGAAAAATCTGCTTCTTTAAAGCTTATCAGAGAAGAAGCTACTACTTTTTCAGCGTACACACTTTTCTTGTCTGTCTGAACCGTAACAGAAACTTCTCCGGAGGATTCAGGCTTCATACCTATCCACATCATGGCTGAATACTTTCGCATGAAATCTTTATCAAAGCTCATTGAACCTGACTCCCAATAAGCATCTATAGTGTCGTTATCATCGGATTTGTAGTTATAGCTTAAATGCCTTACTTTGCCGTCAGAACTGCCTATATACAAACTGCCTTGCCTATTTGCCATACAGCAAACATCAAAGTTTTCATAACTGTACCAAGCATCACAGGCGTAGTTATAAACAAGTGCTTTTTTGTTATAGCAAATGTAATATTCCTGTGAATCGTTATCATCCCAGCAAAAGCATTTATCCAGTTCATAACCTCGCAATGTTGCATATACTCTATCTGAAATGCGCTTTGCCTGTCTTTCGTCCACTGTCAGGTTGCTGTTATATGATGATGAATTTTTCCACTCATATAAGTCATTTCCTTGCAAGGTATATGGTGAGTTAAGTACAAGCCGAACTTGACCTAAAGCCACATTTCCAACGATTCTGTTTATTGGTGTTACATAAAATGCAGCGGTTTGTATATCGTTTGCAAGCGTGGTTAATCCATAGGAAATTGACCATGCACTATCAAGCTTGTAGCAAATTAAAGCTGAATAGTGACGGATCATGCCTGTTATTGGTGTGTTCTCCTCTCCGACTTTTACCTCGTTCATATCGGGGAAATAATCGGCTCTTGGATTACCGTCATAGTCAAGGTCTGAATATATAGCTTTATTTGAGCCATCACCATACAGAAATACACGGCTGTTTTGAGTACCTGAATACAGTTCTGAATACCTCATGGAGCTTACTTGCGTTCTGAAATTTTCGGCTACTGTCCACCCTATTTCAAAGCTGTTTGCCGCCTGTGGTGGTGTGTCGGTAAAAGTAACCGTTCCGGCTTCCAAGTCGTATGTATATGCAGCATCTTCAAGTAAACTATTGGTGGTCAAATCTTTTACATAGTCCAATGACTGTATATTTTGCTCTGGAAGCGGAAAAGTGTTATTTTCGTTATCACCGGAAATCCAACAGCGGCGGGTTCCAACTAGCTTGTTGACTTGTTCTAGGGTTGACCCCTCGCCATCAGCGGTAACAGCTATTTTCACAAGTGGTCTATATCCATCAACATCACTTAATGTTTCGCCGTTATACTGCTTATACTCCGTTCCATTTATGATATATGCCAAATTCTGAAAGCCAAATATATGTACATCTTGGCTTGTATCTATCGCCCCAAGGTCTACAGCATTGAATAAATCATCATCCGGTACCAGCTTATATAAATGTCCTCCACAAGCGGCCAACATAACTTCTTCGCCCATAACATAGCCGTTCCACAAACCACGGACTTTTTCCCCGTCCTGCAATGTTGCAAGCGTTCTTGTTCCCGGCCTTTTTTGCAGATTCTTGTCTCTGGTAACACGGAAATTACGCATTGCAGCCGCTTCACCAAATTTGAGCTTAGTATCTCCGTCAGGGTTTTGGTGTAAGCCTAGAAACTCTTTCAGTGTGAAAATCTTTTCATCACTGCTACCTGTTATCTTTGCCATACGTTTTCACCTTACCAACATGCAAACTCATTGTATGGAAAATATCCGCTACCATATACATCTTCAATATCTTCACTGCTTTGTGGTAATCCTCTTGTAAGAGTAGCTTTCAGCTCGTCATACCGCTGTTGATAATAGCTCGCAGCACTTGGGTTTTCATCCAAAAGCAAATGAGCCGCCAAGCCGTAGGGCATAACACTTTGACAAATATAATCGTCAAGATATATGTTGTCGGTGAAATTCTCTATCTCAACTGCAATTGGGCGCTCGTTATTATCGTTGGTTTCGTAAGTATCTGAGTAAGGATAAAGCTCTCCACGCAGTATATTAAGAATACTCAAAGTCCTATTTTTGTATTCTTTGGTGTCTGATGTATCTGCTGAACCGCTTTCTGATAATTCGTCCATCAACGACATTGTTAGTTCAAATATTGTTTGTGCGGTAGTCATTTATAATTGCTCCTTTGAACAATAGGGCGGAGGAATACTCCGCCCTATTCATTTTGCTGTCAAGAAACCGCCTTGCTAGATGCTACATAGATACCAGTTTTCTTAGTATCAAACACAAAGCAGTCATGCATAAAGCGTCCCTGAATAACATGACCGTCAACATCAGGGTGTTCATTAAGAATACGGTAAGTCTCAATCTTTTTGGGAGCGCAAGCGCAGTTCTTAGTAACAATCATAAATACAACATCAGTGGGCATATAGGAATCCGGGACAATACGAACCTGCATACCATCAATTGCACCAATAACGCCATTTACAATTACCTTTTCTGCCAGCTTGTCTACACCCACAACCTGATCAGCAAGCTTTATGTTGATTGCCTGAGTTTCGCCAATATACAATACTCGATTGCTCTTAGGAACAAGGTTATTGCTCATGGTAGCGCCAGCATTCAAAATAGTCTTTAGTGCATTTGCAGTGGTCAAAGACACACTGCCGCCCTTTAGACCTGCACCGTCTGCCAGCTTCTGCAAGCGGTACTTGTCAACATAGGGAATAATAACTTCATCGGTCTGACGTTTCAGCACCTTAGAAGCCGCCTTAATCTGGAGCTGGGAAGTATCATTGCCCTTATCGACAACACCGTTGAAGCTCTTATCATCGGTTACAGTCATTTCCTGAACGGTATCGCCAACCTCAGTCAAAGAACCGAAACGGGAGCCGTCGGTCTTGGTAATATCGTAATCATTCAGGGGGAGAGTATCAACAGAGTAGACCTTTACAGTTCTGACACCAGTCCAATCATAGGAACTGGAGAAAATACCCTCGGTGCAAGATTTAATCTTAAAACGCTCCACCACTTTAGGGGAAGCTTTTGCGGCTAGGTTAATTGCCATTTTTATTTAATTTCCTTTCTCTCAATGGCAGAGAGAACAGCTATTTAATCTTCATCCCACGCAGTATCAAAATCATCAGTCTGGCCTTTGTTGCCGACAGATTTTCTACTGCCGGTGCTTCTCTCTGCGTTTTTCTTATTCTGCTCCAAAGTCTCCAAACGACTGCGGAGCTGCTTATTGTCATATCTGGTATACGCAGAAACAAGGTCTGAACCGTTACGAACTTCATCCCACACAGACTGCGGTATCTCATTAGCCTTTACATCAGGATAAGCTTTTACAAAAGCGGCAATATCAAGCTGCTGTTTATTAGCTGCTTTGTTGCCCTGTGTATCTGTACCGGTTGTCGGTTCAGATACCGTAGTTTCTTTCTTGCTGTCCTGCTGCGTTTCAGCTGACCACTCGTTCTGAATGATAGATTTAGCTTTTGAATCAGTGATAACATTTCCCGCTTTGCGTTCTCGCTCTACAAGCTTTGCCGCAAGCACTTGGTCAACCATTTCGTCAATAGTTGTACCGCTATCCTCTGCAAGCTCTTTCAGGAAGCTCTCATACCTCTTTAGTTTAGGCTGTTCCTGTTTTAGTCCGTCTCGCTCTTCTCTTATTCTGTCGTAATCTAGCCCTTTCTGGGCTAATACTGTGGTTTCTGCTTTACTGTACTGTTTATCCTCTTGCATATATCTCAAGGTAAACATTTCAGTATCAGCTTCATCAGTGGGCTTTGTTTCATTGCCCTCTGCCTGTTCCTGCTGGTCGTTCTGCTCTTCGGACTCGGTTTCCGGCTCTTGGTCTAGAGCTTTGTCCTCTTCCTCAGTTTCATCGGAGGGGGTTACTTCATCATCGCCCCACGCATCGTCAAATACATTCTCGTCCAAGGTAGCGCTTCCCTCATCGATTTCTTCAACAACGTCCTGATTAGTTTCGTCTAGCATATTTTTTCTCCTTTCCGCTATGGGTCGGCGGTCAGTGTTATCGGCTTTGGTCTAAGCCGGTTTATAATCCAATACTTTTTAGTGCATAGCCTACAAATGCGGCTAGTACTAGCTTTATTACATCGCTGGTTATAAGCTCCCATCGTTTGCCGGGAGTTTCAGCCAAAGTATTTACCTTGCCTGTCAGCTCCGTTACATCTTCCTGCATATTTGTGAGCTTTACAGCCAGCAATTCGGTTGATGTAGCAAGCTCATGTATTGTTTCTACAACTTTTGCAAGCTCATCAATACGGTGTGTGTTGCTTTTTGACCTTTCTTGTACCTCGGTCAAAGCCTTTGTTAATTCTTCCTGTGTCATTAAGAATCACCTTTTAGCTGCTGTACCAGTTCATTACTGCCAGTAGCCGCCAGCCCAGAAGCTATGCCCACTGCAAGGGCGTTAATTATGTCCTGAGCCGGAAAATCGGGCATTACATACAATGCAACTACTCCCAAAAGGCCACCACAAGTACCGACAATGCACGGAATCCATTTATTATCAATGCCTGTGGCCTTTACAATCTCTCCTATCAAGTAGCAGATAAGAATAATTGCGGCTACACTTGCCACGCCAAAATAAGTCATTTTGCGTTTACCTCCTTATCTTTTTATTTGTTAAACTAAACCCTCTGTTGTTCCCTGCTGTAATACTTTTCGCTGCAAAGCACCAAATCCGCCACCAGTTGGTATATCTGGTTTCTGTCCAGTCTCTATATTAGCTGAACCCTCTGGCATTCCGCCCGGCGCTCCGGCTGGTATACCCGGCATTGCCTGCGGTGCTGCTGCTTGCTGGCTATTAAGTATTTCTGATATAAGCGCCCGGCGAGCCGGGATATATCCGTCAGGAATTCTTTCAAGATACTGGACTATGCTTATATGCTTGTTCATCAGCAAATTGTCCAGTGTCTGCATAGATGCGATTTCGCTGTAATAGCTGCTTGCGCCCACATCAAGTTTCAACATCATTGGATGCTCTTTAAGTGTTGAAAAGTCAAATTCCATTGGTACTTCTTCTGGCGCTTGCTGTCCTGCAAACTCGAAAGCTTGCTGTACTTGCGGAGGTGTTTCCATATCCACCATCCGTTTGCCGTAATACTCAGACATGAAATCAAGGTATATTCTAAACAAATCTTCGACACCCTGATATAAACACTGCTTTGTCATTTCTGTTGGAGTGCTTGCGGCTCTCTGCAAAGCTATGATTGCAGATGTGTTATCCGGCCTAGTATCGCCCAAAGCTACACTGGTAGCTCCTAGACTTTCCTCAGTCTGCTTTATTGCAAGCTCTATATACTGTGATACCTGCGGTGAAATGGTTGCCGGGTCAATTGTCTTGACCGCATTAGATATATCCCCTCCCGGAACGCCTATTGCAGCGCCCACACGGTTATCCAGCTTCTTGATTCTTGTGCTGTCATATATATACTTGGGATATGCTGTTCTCATCATAGACAGCATACTCATTGCCCACATCTTATTGACAAATATCTGGTTGGGTATCAGCCCTGTTATCATTGCTTGTCCGTGATAACAATCCTGAACATAATCCCAAGGCAGCCAAACAATAGGATATAGCGTAAGCCCTGTGTCCCACGCATCTTTTACACCGCAATTTTGTGTAAATTCATAAGCCCACACTTTGCCTGTTTCATCGTCTTTCCACATAAGCAAAAAAACGGTTACTTTATCGTCCTCCACGGTCTTGACTGAATCTATATCTCTATCGTCAGTGTCGGAGGTGATTGCTTGCCATTCCTTAAAACCGTTAGCCTTGGCTTTTCGTCTGGCTCTGCGAACTATTTCACGGTTTGAAATAATTATCCAAGGTTGCGACTGCACATTTCTGTCATTGGGATTACCAAAGAAAACTCTTGTATTTTCTATGATTTCAGACTTAATAGCCCCTTTAGAATCCTTGCTGTTCTTTTCATCAGCGTCCCAGTAAGTATATATACAGCCATCACCATCTACAGCGGCATTTCTGGCAAACTCTCTTAGCATTGACGGTACTCTGTTTCGTTCTGTCAGGGCTTCGAATTCCTCGTTTACTATCCGTACAGGCTCTACCAACTGTGATGTATTTGGTGTGCTTGCCAATGCAGAAGCTGTAACCTTGATATTATCGGTCGTAATCGTTGCTACTATAAAGCCGGTAACTCTTTTCAGGAAGTTAAACTGTGGTGTTGGCAAGCCATTTGACTGCACGCCCTCCCACTGTTTACCGATATAGAAGTTTTCATTTACCCTTACGGTATCATTTAGATTGATTGCGCTGTTAAAAGCCTTGCCTTTGTTATAAAGGGCATAGCCTATTTCTGGTGTTGGCTTTTTGGCTTCACCAAACAGTCCGTTTTCATCATCAATCATTTGGACGTACTCCTATTGCCGATTCAAGGTCATAATTCATTATTCCCTCTAGGCCTTTTATTAGATCCTCGTCATATCTTGGCATGTCTGCATTATCAAGCTCTTCAATCTGTCCGCTCAACGTCTCTACACGCTCTGAAAGCTCGTCAAAATCTTTTGTGGTTATATAGTCCTCTGATTTTGCAACTTCTCTTTCAAGTAAATCCATCAGTTCTTTCATTTTGTGGGTAACTTCCATCAAAGTATTGTAATAATCAGCGTCGAACTGATTCAAAGCTTCTTCCAGCGCTCTGTATTTTACTATCAGCACCACTAGCGCTAGTATAATTACCAAAATCCCCAGATAAATCACTTAAAAGCCTCCTCTCCGCCTACTCCTACCACGTTTATTTTTATTTCCGGCGTTGAATTCTCCACCGGTCTGTCCACATATCCGCCATTTATAGGCTGTTTTAGGTTATTCATACAGCCCATAGCCCTTTTATTGTCGGAAGCCATCAGTCGGGCAAGGTAACTTTCTCTCTTGTCCTTTGCGTAATCTAGAACATTCTGATATTCCTCGCCGCTGTCACCCAGAGCCTGCATTTCTTTCTTTGTTTTGCCCATATCCAAACACATTCCGGCATAGTCAGGAAAAACTCCGCTTTCTGCGCACCTTGCAAAGTAGTTATCGACTGCTTTTTTCAAGGCTTTTGGACTGTCTATCTCTGGTTTTGCGCCCCTTGCGCCCATTTTTCTCGCTTCCTCCTTACTCACATATAGCTGGAACTTATTTCGCCGCCGCACATATATTCGCTGTAGTCCTGCTCTGTACCCTCATCATCCTCAATAACAACTTCTTTTGTTTCTGACCCTGCCGAAATTACTCTCGACACCGCAAAATATCTGACCATATCAACACTATGCGTAACTTCATGAGGTTGTTTTGCACAGTCATTAGGGTTTTTCTCGTCTGCCTGTATATCTCGTATATCTGCTATGACTTTTTCAAGGTCATTAAAGAAAATCATTCCAGGTAATGTGTCCGGCGGTTCCTTGAACAATCCTCTCACAAACGGGTCATGAAGCGGTATTGGTGCAAGCATGTCTTTCATCATCAAATGACCTTGTACTCGGTTGTTATCGCTCTTGACTATTGGTACACCATTCAATGCGAACAGCTCTGCCATTGTCTTGCCTGTGTCTTTTACTCTTGACCACATATCCGGCGGCGCATAAGTAATTGTTATAAACTCGTTCGGTAATGTGTGGCTTTTTATCTCAGCCGCTGCATCTTGAACTATCAGGTTAGATTGCTCATACTCTCTATAGCACCAACACCGGCCATCTTCATCAACTGCCCACCAGCCCACAGCAAACATATCAAGACCATAGTCAAAGCTCCTGTACCGTGTCCAGTGTGCCGGTATCTTGAACGGCTTTATTGTGTGCAGCTCTTCTTTGAACTCCTTGAAGTAGTTGCCGCCTACTGCGTTCCAGTCACCGTATCTGTATGCCCGGCGCACATCTTCCGGCATACTGTTCAAAGATTTCAAATACGCTGGTGAGGATTTCATCAAGTGATAGTTGTCCTCAACGGTGGCAAATATCATTGTGTAATCTTCCGGGTGTTCGTCTCGCTCCGGCTCATCAGGATATGTTTTATAATCCTTGTCTATAAAGAGCCGCTTTACCCATCTATGGCCAACTCCACCGGGGTTACACGTTAAATACATTCTTTTTGGAAACTCATTTACGCCACGCAAGCAGCCGCCCAAGAAATTAAATGCTCTCTCGCTAAACTGTGTCGCTTCGTCTATGAATATCCAGTCATATTCTTGTCCGTTATACTCTCGCTCTGATTCTTCCCCTGCCCAATGTCCAAACCTTATCGTTGACCCATTGCTAAAGGTCATTATGTGTGTTGAGCCGTTATAACTTGCCAACTCCGCCGGAACCATCTTGCATATAGGCCTTATATGGTTCTCTTCCAAAGCAATATAGGTTTGGCGCATTATCAGTATCTTTATGCCCGGATTAAATATCGCCCCGCCTATTGCCTTTATTCTTACTGCATGGGTTTTTCCTCCACCCTTTGCTCCACCATACGCTGTGTACAATGTCCGGCTTTGATAAAATAACAGCTGCTTCGGATTTGCTTCTCCCGGATTCCATACAATGTTTTGTTGTTTGGTTGCCGCTTTCCTCTTTGCCATTATTTCACCCTTGTTTTTCTATGGGGGTTTTATTATTTCTGAGACTATGTTTTTTCTTATAGCCCCCTGTTTTTCTCCTACCCCTTTTTCAAAAACTGCTCTCAAGTCTGTGAGATATGTATATATACTATATAGCGAGCGCGCCCCTCTTTTTCCGATACCCCTCCGGGTTATTGGTTGCCGTAGATGGTAGGTTACGGATCGCCGCACACCTCAGCCCCGCGGAGGTAAAAGCCCCCAGCGCCCAGCCCCAGAGGGCTAATTGACAACTAACTGTAATAGTCCCAAATTGTTTTATACAAATACCTTAAAGTGTCTAATAAACATTGCTATAAATCTCCTGTTTTGGTTCGCTCAATAGATATTATGCGAACTTCATTAACTTTAAAAGATAGAGACAATATATATTATCTCCTAACTAGAGAATATCACCATTGTAACTAAATGTCAATACTTTGTAATTGTAAATTCCTGCATAATATATCTTGTGTATTAGGTTTATTTATATCACAAAATATAGAGAACCATAAAAAAGCAAGTAAAATCAATAGTTTCAAGGTAAATAACAAATAGTTGATATAAAATAACAAATAGATAAAAACGGTAATATTTAGATATAATTACAAACTAATAACAAAACAGTTAAAACAAATAAACAAGGATTTATATATAATAAAAAAATATCTAGTTATTGATACTAGATATAATAATACTAGATACAAATACTAGATATATCAACAAGAGAGTAGATATATAATGTATAATATAATATAAATATATAATATAATACTAGGATAATATAATAACTCTAATAACCCCCCTATAGTCCCCCCTTCTTCCTCTTTTTGGGGAGGACGTAAAAATTTTTTTGAAAAAGGGGCTTGACATACTTACAACGTAATGGTATACTAAGGCCACAAAGCAAGCGGGGAACGGCTAGACCTCCTACATACCCGAGACAGGAGGTGACAACATGGCAGTATCAGACGTAATAAATTTACTCACACTGTTAGCCGTTGTTATCTTTGGAGTTATTAACGTAACACAAAAGAAATAACCGCCCCTAGTCAACAAGAACGGTTAAATCTTCAAATTATAAATTTGCCGAGGTTTACCGGGACTGTTAGCAGCAGTCGCCCCTCTTGCTTTGTATTTTACAGCTGTTAGGGGGAAAAGTCAATAGAAAAACGAAAAACAACCACCAGCACAGAAGTAAAAAACCGTTGGAACGCTGCAAATTATAAGCGTTATACCGTTAGCTTGCGAGTTGATGAAGATTCTGAAATTATTGATTACATCAACAAACAGCCGGAACGGAAAGGCCTTATAACTAGCATTTTCCGGGCTGGATATGAAGCCATGAAAAACGAGGGGAAATAAATCCCCTCGCAAATATGACATACTTACCAAGTATGTACATAAAAAAGGAGGGCGGAGTTAATCACCCTCGCCCATCCTGCGCCGGACTGCATCCAATATATAGGCCTGAACACTCTGCCCAGCTTGCGCCGCTGCTGCCCGGATGGCTTGCCCCTCGTCCTTTGCCGGATTGATTGACAGCCTATCATATTTAGCCCTAGCATAATTATTTATATATTCGTTTCCCTTTTTTTTGTCTGCAAATGCCATAAAATCACCTCCGCAATACTATATCACATATCCGGCATTGTGTGTATTATGCGTTATGTACAAAAATAACCGATTGCATTTGTGAATCTTGCCATCTTGACGCATTATACACATAATGCTATAATCAAGAGCGTCAGGAGGCAATGAAAGGTTAAACGAATGATAATACAAATCAAGCACAATATCATTTTTGAAATAAAACCAAGCCCCAAGAAAAAGAAAAGCCCCAGCAAGACAAAGCAAGCCGGAGCTAATCAAAACACTGTTGTGAGTATAACACAAGTCCAGAAGTAAGTCAAGCCCCCGCCCTCCTGATGTAGGCCGCAAGGCCTACGGGGGCAGGCTGAACAGAAAAAATAATTAAAGGAGCTAAGAATCATGTACAAGTATTTTTCTAACATCCACACCCTAGACGAGCTGAAAGCCACTTACCGCCGTTTGGTTATGCAGCACCACCCCGACAGGGGCGGCGATACCGAAACCATGAAAGCTATAAACGCCGAGCATGACCAGCTGTTTGAGGAACTGAAAAAGCAGCATAATAAGACCGCTGACCAGTACCACCAGACCACCGAAACCGCCGAGGAATTCCGGGACATTCTCAACGAACTGTTGAAGCTGGACGGGCTAGTTGTTGAGCTGTGCGGCTGTTGGCTATGGATAAGCGGCAGCACCGCCGAACACAAGGAAACATTAAAGGCTGCCGGTTGCAAGTGGGCGCCCAAGAAAAAAATGTGGTCTTGGCACCACGAGGAAGATGATTGCCACCGCTACAAAGGTAAGTCCACAATGTCCGAAATCCGCACCAAGTACGGTAGCCAAGTTTTCACCGCCGCCGGTGAAACTACTGGATATACAAGAATAGGGGCAACGGCATAAGCCGCCCCCCTAACCCTTAAAATCTGATTAAAGGAGATAAATAAAATGACCACTAAAGAGCAAGAAATTAAAGCATTGGAGCAAATCAAGGCAATTGTTGCCGGTCTTGGTGAAGATAGCTATTTAGCCGCCGCATTCGATGGTTGTTTTGAATTGGCAGAGGATAATATAAGCAATGATTTTTTGAGAACCCCGCACGACAGCGCCGATTGTCTTAATAGGTTTATTGACAAGCTACAGAAAGATATTGCCAAGCTAACAAACGAGTTATTGACTGTCAAAGATGAAAGGAACGATTTGCAAATTGCTTATGAAAATGCGATTTACGACAAGCAATTAGCAGTTACAACAGCTGATAATCGCTATATGGATTTGGTAGTTGCAAAAAATGAGGTAAAAACCTTAACCGCCGAACGTGATAATCAAAAAGGCCAAATCTTAGAGCTTAAAGCCAAATTGTACGACTATATGACCGCCTGACATTTATTTTTTGGGGGCTGGACATCTACCAGCCCCAAAGGGTAGAAAGGAGCTACACAATGACCAGTTACCAAGATTTATTTGAATTTCGGCAAGAAACCGAAATCCGAGTTACCGCATGGATGATTAACCCCAAACGCTTAAACAGCCTTGACCGCATAGCCTACCAAGACGAATACGCCGCCCGCACAATTGCCGAATGCCAAGCCATGATTGACCTATGCACCCAGCACCGCCAAGCATTAGCCGCTAGATATGGGGAACTGGAAACCATGACATACAGCGACCGCTTGACCCTAACCCGGGAACCGGCTACAAGCTGGCATTCAGTCCGCTATAATCTGACCATTACCCGAAAATATTCAGACGGAACGGAAGCCGAGCAATTGACCGAGCAATTCACCGGCAAAGAGCGAGCCGCAGCCCTTAAACGCTTTGAACAGCTCCGCCGGGAGCGCCCCGGCATTGAAGCCATCAAGCAGATAGAAAAATCCCCATGGGAACGATAAAAAAAATTGAAAAAGGTATTGGAAAATTTTCCAGATATGATATTATTAAATCAAATAATTTTGGAGGTATGAAAAATGAAAAAATATGATGTTAGATGCAAAGTCAATGATGAAGAACTTGCGGATAACTATATAGGGGATTATGTGGAAGCAGAGGACGAAGCCGAAGCAATAAGCCTTGCAATAGATTACCTTGCAGACCAAGCCAACATAAATAACCCGCTGGTAACAGTAACCAATGTCGAAATTGGCGAAAATGAATTGACTGTCGAATATCTGTACGACAGAACAGAAGAACGCAGAGATACATATCACAGTTTTGAAGCTGTTGAAATTGGAGGTTAAAAAAATGATAAATATTAAACTTGTTGAAAATGCACATCTTGAAACTGGCAGCATGAGACTCCCCACCGTTGACGGCAAACCCTCAATTTATGTACTTGATGGGGAATGGTACACCGCCGAAGCCAAAGACGAGCAGGGAAATGAATATTGCGTTTGCTGGGAAATCCTGCCCGACTTTGACGGTGAAGATGAGAGTAACGCCTGTGATTGGGATAATCCTAGAGCCGTTATTGCTTATGACGGCAAAGATGTAACCGAGCAAGTCAAAATAGCATATTGACATCAACGCCCCGCCTGTGGTAATTTGAGGAAAAGCACCACGGGAGGGGCGAAGTTATGACCAGAAGCGAAGTGAGACAAATTATACAAATACCGCATAAACAATTTGTTGATTTTTGCCTAGACTATGCCAACTTGACCCCCGAAGAATCAGCAGCTATTAATGCCAGAGAACGGCAAGAATTGACTATTACCCAAGCCGCCGAAATGCTGAATATGTGCGAAACCCGGCACAAGCAGCTATACAGGCAGGGAATGAATAAATTAACTGCTGGATG